GGACAATCACCCATTCCACATATGTCAAGAGTTTCTTCTCCGTTGTATTCCAACATATCGTGAATGAAAATGAATGCTTCTTTTTTAGTTTTAAAACTTTGTCCAAGCACCTTGTTTAAATCTTTTAAAGGTGGACTGAACGCAGTCTTATTTTTTATATCAGAAGCAAGCCCTCTGTATGCAACAAGGATAGATAGATGTTGCATTGCAGTAAGACTAACCATTTTTTCATCCATTGTTCTTCCTTCTGATAGGTCGCACACCCTCTGCGAGTTTCTCTTCTTGATGAATCACATCGAACTCTGATTTATACAACTCAATCAATCGTTTAATTGCACGATTACGAATGCGTTGATACACAGTACGATACGAACCTGCGCCTTCCCATTTCTTTTTCTCTAATACTTTTCTACCCATTTGAATCTTCCTTTTCATATTCTTTTACCCAGCCTTGGTCACTGCCCTCATCAAAATATTTGAGAGCGTGCAAAGCGTTTTCAATGTCGATGCATACTTTGCATTCGCCACCCCAAGATTGTCCGTGACAGGTAATCGCATCATCTAAACTCATTTTGCAATCACCTCTTCAGCAACATAGTTAGCAACCTCAGCAAGGTCAGAACCGTAGGACTCAGTAATTGCATCGCGTGCTACTGATATTGCGCGTCCTTGGTCATACGCAGATATGTTAATAACTTCTGTGCCTAACTGAACTATCACTCTGTATTCTTTTCTGATATACATCGCCTCTCCATTCTGTCGCCAACGGCGACACTAACGATTCATTCGCCAATCTGGTGAATGCTCTAACACATCTCGGACATCATCAGGTGTTGCATCAATGACATCTTCGAAGTCCTCGAACCAATCTTCATTCTTATACACACGATAAGAAACAAGCAGTTCGTCATTTTTATACTCAGTGAACTCATACTCACCTATGACAGCAGTCTTTTTCTTGTCGTCATAACTGATTGAGAAATCGTCACTAAGTTCAGCAAGGATTTCTCCAAGCCTCCATTTAGTGCTTTCCATTATCTTCTCCTCTCTTCCTAACTATGATATCACTAAGGAGTCGCGTGTTATTGCCGTGCAACGTGAACTCCACAATCGGGCGTGTCTCCGAAGAAGTTGTGCACAATCTGCAAGATGAGCATTTAGCACGCACATCCTTTTGATTAGGACAACCCACGACACGACGCCCAGCAATACGAGTACCAACTAATGATTGGTCAGCAGGTGATTCAATCACAGCCTGCCAACCATTAGCGATAGCCTGCTCAACCTCTTGAGGTGTCTCACACGACGCATTCAACACCCAATTATCAATCTCTTCAGGTGAACGATTACGCCAATCGTGCGTGTAGCCGTAGCCACGCAGGTCAGGTCGGTCCTTGTGCAATTTGTTAGCCTCAGCAATGTACTCATTATCAACATCGCCAGATACAAGATGACGCACAACGGACTTGAAAGGAGTTTGTGTCGACAATCGCAAGAAAGCCTCCTGCGTTGACTTACCAAACTTGCGTGCAAGGGCAAACGAACCACCACCAGCACCAGCAGAGGCGTAACACTTAGGTTTGCCGTCAATGAATAACGGACAATCAGAAGCGCACGTATCAGAGGTGCGATAAGTCGCAGCCATTGAACCTAACTTATTATTATTACTAATCGGTACACCGATAGTAGGCATTATTTCTCCTCAAAGCCGATTGGAATAATTTTGACGTGTTCATTAAAAAAACTTTTTAGCACATCGTCATACCAGCCTTGCTCGTAATACGCCTCACAGTCGTGACCATAACCAATCTCGTCAGGTGTCAGACTTTTATTACACTCAACACATTTCATATTTTCTCCTTAGTTAGGTGGGACCCCGCAAAGGAGGTGAGCAGGGTCCCGATTATGTCGCCAACGGCGACAGTCTGTGTCAGTACTTAAGCATCGCCTTAAGTTCTGCTTTTAGAGCCTTAGCCTTCTCGCCACGATAAGTGGACGCATTGGCAAGGAAGTAACGCACAACACTATCTGCACTATCTAGGTAGTAGTTGTCGTCGATAGTTTCAACTTCAAGTAGGGCTTCTAGATAAGGCTTGGCGTAAGGGTTTACGCCTTTACCAATTGCATTCCAATCGGTAGCGATATCTCTTGCGATTTCATTTACTGCTCTCATTGCTCCTCCATTGTTGGTTGTCCATTGCTGTTCACTACATCAAGGGATAGCGACCAGGTGTCAGACCAGCCGTGCTCCTTGACTTTTAAAGTAACCACACCACTTTCCCAAATATCAACGAGAAAGAATTGGTTATCTTTTTTATATATGTGTTGCTGTTTCATTGTTTCTCCTCTGCGATAATTTCTTCCATACATATATCGCAATAGCCTTCTTTAACACTATCCCTGCAATTACATATCTCCATTAGTTTCTCCTTAGTACATAAACGCTATTTTGTCGGCAAGGGCTGCCAGCAAAACTGTGAGCAATGCAAGCACCGCTCCAACTACATTCTCGCCACGCTTAGTTAAGCGCATTTTGTTATTGCTCACCACACACCTCACAATTGCAATTCAAGGCGCATTGCTCGCAACCATTCTGACAATCACCTAAATGAATAGTAGTCATCAGAAACCACACGCCTTAGCAAACCTAGTTGCATCAAAGCGAGAGTTACCAACCATTAAAACTTCAATGAAGTTGTGGACGATAACCTGTCTGGCTTCGTTATCAACAACCTCATCAAGGTTTTTGATTACATCAGCAATCAGTTCGTAATCTTTTCTTGACATTTTATTTCTCCTTTACTTCTGTCGCCAATGGCGACGACTTGGCTTACATCAGATAAGGGTTTATCCGATATATCTAGTATAGCATACTTTATTGGTTTCACCTAATGAAACAACACGCCCCACGACGACGCAATAACGAATCAACGCACCACCTTACCAACACAAACTCCGACACAAACTTTTTTCGTTGTCGCCAATGGCGCCAAATGAGGGCATAAAAAAAGCCCCCGATTTCTCGGGGGCTTTTATCTTTTACTTATGCATTAACTTTTGCTTTTACTTTTGTAGACTTAACAAAAGCCTTTTGTGCTTTTGATAATTCTCTTTCATTAATTGTGTTAATGATTTTTACTAATGAATTTCTAATTGATTTTAATTTTTCGAGGTTATCATTTTCTTTAGCAAAATTTTCTAAGTGATTCACCATATCATCGATAGTGTGTGAGCACTTTTGTTTTTTTGCTTTTGCATTTTTTACGGCACTAACTGATGCACCACTTTTTACGAAAGCAGATTTCATTTTTCGTAATTGTGTTTTTGCGTCATATGCGCACATCCCTTGCTTTTTTAATTCCGCGTCAGTTTTTAAAGTTAACCACTCACCAGCGTTTACATAGCGTTGAACTACTGAGTGATGTTTTCCCATCTCTTTTGCAAGAGCGCGACCGCTTTTAAAAACTTTATTAACTTTTACAGATTGATACATCTCTACTGAAACTTTACGAAAAACGGGACTTAATTCTTCGCGTAGTTTTGTTTCACTAGATTCTATTCTTTCGTATTCGTTAACAAAAACATCAACGATTTTCTTTCTTGCTAGTTTTGCTTTTGTATCGGTGGTGCTTTTTTTGCTTGCTTTTTTTGGTGCCATTTTGGTGCTCCTTTTTTGGATGGCGACTTTTTCGCCATTACTTAATTATAGCATATTTTATTTATACCAATAAATAAGCGTTATTTTGTATAGGTAAATTATGGCGCCAATGGCGCCACTTTTATAGATAATTTTTACACTAATTTTTATAAGTAATTTTTTATTTATTTATTAACTTATTTTATTTATGTTAATTTAATTTATATTTATTAATTCATTTATAAAACTAATATAAATTAATAATTAACTAATCTAATTAATTTTATTTATATTAATAACTAATTTAATTTTATTTATGTTATCTATATTTATTTATTAATGTAATCAATTAAAAAATTTATTTATAACTTAACTAATAACTATTTATTTATTATGTTATTTATATTTATTAATAACTAAACAACTAATAAAAATTATTAACTAATCAACTAATTAAAAACAATTAATAAAAACAATTTATAAATAACTAATTTAAATTATGTTATTACTAATTAATTATAAGTAACTAATTAAACTAATTAATCTAATTAACTTAATCAATCTAATTTATTAATTATGTTATATAACTTACTAATCAAAACAATAAAAAAAATAAAAACAATTAACTAACAATAATAATAAATAAATATGTTAATACTAATTAATTATTTATATTAACTAATAAAAATAAAACTAATTAAACAAACGGGGCGCCTAAAAAATACATAGGCAGATAGTCCCGACACAAACACCAGCGATGGTTTAAAAATAAACAATGCACCTACGATTTCACTAGCACCAGCCAAAAACAATACCCCCCATTGTTAAATTTGCGACCCCCCATACCCCCTCCTATCCCAGTTTATATTTTTCTGGGTTATTTGCGAAAGCCATCTGACCTGCGGTTATATAAATTGTTGGGTTTTTTCTGTTACCAACTTGTTCGGTAACGCCTTAGTTATAGTATAGGGCATTTTTGTAGGTTGGCTGGCTTAAAGCCAACCAGCCAACGCTATAGTATTATAATAATATTATAGATAGTATTATAATTATAATATATTATTATATTATACTATAGTATTATTTATATTATTATATATTATACTGGTTAGGCTTTAATAGCCGCCTAACACTAGCAGCATTATTCAAAATTTATGGTTTTAAAAAAGGGCGGATAGGTATGTCATATGGCTGCTAAAGCGGGACTATCACATCACCTAAAAGAAGAATCCGCCAAAAAGAAAAAAAATTTTTTAACCGCTATTTCTAACGGTATGGCTGTGAACGCCGCCGCCGATTTGGCTGGGGTCAAACCTGAGACTACACGTTATTGGATGAAGTCCGATGATGAGTTCCGTCTGGCTTTAGATGACGCCAAAATTGAACGTGACAATGTTCGCGCTGGGGCTAACGATGCCTCCAAGTTTCATATACCTTTTGAAGATTTCTCCAAAGAGTATTTGGATATGGCGGTTTTCCCGCACCAACAGAATTTCATTTCCCTTCTTGAAAAGGGTGAACCTGCCTGGGTCCACGATAGTATGGTTTACGAACCTGCTACCCGCAACCGTGTCCTAATCAACATTCCCCCTGAGCACGCCAAGTCAACAACTATCACAGTTAACTATTCAACGTATCGTATAGCCCTTGACCCAAATGTGCGTATCATCATTGTATCAAAAACTTTGTACAAAGCCCGCGAGTTCGTTTACGCAATCAAGCAAAGACTATCCCACCCTAGGTGGTCCAAGTTACAAAAAACTTATGGTCCTGATGGTGGTTGGAAAGACGATGCTGATACCTGGAAAACTGACACAGTGTACCTGGGTTCAGAAACTAGGGACTCATCTGAAAAGGACCCTACCCTTCAAGCACTTGGTATGGGTGGACAAATTTATGGTGCCCGCGCCGACCTCATTATTCTTGATGATTGTATAACTGGTGCTAACGCCCACGAGTGGGAAAAGCAAATCAAATGGTTACAACAAGAAGTAATCACACGTCTTGGTAAAAATGGTAAACTTCTAGTTGTAGGCACACGTATTGCTTCCAACGATTTGTACAGGGAACTTCGTAATCCTGAGCATTGGTCTAGCGGCAAATCACCTTTCACATATTTGGCTATGCCAGCGGTTTTAGAAATGCACGATGACCCCAAAAACTGGGTAACTTTATGGGCGCGTTCCGATAGACCTTGGGACGGCGACGATGACACCACACCTGATTCTGATGGATTATACCAAAAGTGGGATGGTCCAACGCTCTTTAACAGACGCGCAGAAGTTACCCCCTCAACTTGGGCAATGGTTTATCAGCAACAAGATGTTGAAGATGATTCCATATTCCCACCACTTGCAGTAACTGGTTGCATTAACGGTATGAGAAAAATTGGTCCGTTAAGTTTCAAAGCACCAGGGCACCCTGACGGTGGCACATTTCGTATTGTTATGGGCATTGACCCCGCTATGTCTGGGGCAACCGCAGCAGTAATTGTGGCAGCAGATATTGAAACTAATGAACGTTATGTTCTTGATGCCATCAATATGACTGAACCAACCCCAGCCAAAATCAGGGAACTGATTGAGGAATGGACTTTAAAATATCAACCCAATGTGGTAGTAGCGGAGAAAAATGCCTTCCAACTTTTCCTCACGAAAGACGAAGCGATACGAGACTTTCTATCTTCAAGGGGAATCCAATTTCGTGAGCATTTCACTGGCAATAACAAATGGGACGTTGACTTCGGTGTTGCATCTATGGCTCCACTTTTTGGGATTGTACGAGAAGGAAAGTTTGAAAAAGACTCAAACCTGATTCACCTTCCATCCACTGAACGCAGTGAAGGTATGAAAGCATTAATCAACCAGTTAATTATCTGGAAACCTGATATGCAAAAGAAACAACCTTCAGACACTGTTATGGCTTTATGGTTCACCGAACTAGTTATCCGTGAATGGTTAGAAAGAAAAAATTATACCCAACGCTACACATCAAGTCGTTGGCATTCTGTTAAACAAGTAAACACAAGACAAATTGTTGACCTAGATGAACTTTATGCTGAACAACAATCTGAAACATTCTACAACTAAGGAACTTAGTGGCTCTTAATATATCGCAGATAGCAACCAAGGTTGAGGCATTAAAACGCCGCAATCAAAGTCGTGACGCCAGAATGGCAGACGTTTTAGAAGTACGTAGGGGAAACCTTGTAAGCGTATATCCTGAAATGTTCCCAGAGGGTGCAACAAAGGCAATGATTGCTAACTTTGTTGACGTAGCCGCAAGAGACGTATCAGAAGTTTTAGCCCCACTACCGTCTTTCAATTGCACAACAACAGATAACTCATCTGACCGTGCAAAAAAATCTGCTGATATCAGAAGCCTAATTGTTAATAACTATGTTCAAGCATCACGTTTACAAACCCAAATGTATCAAGGTGCAGACTGGTACGGAACCTACGGTTTCTTACCTATTGTTATTGAAGCCGATTGGGAAAACAATCTTCCACGTATACGTGTAGAAAACCCACTTGGTGCATACCCAGAATTTGACCGTTATGGTCGTGTAGTTTCTTACACAAAACGTTACAAGAAAACTAT